AAGGATTCACTCAGATCTGGAACATCAACCTTCTGCATGATGTCGCTAGGTTTACCTGGCACTCCATACCATCCCCAAGGTACAGGGTTGAAGGTGTTAGGCGTAAAGCCATCACCTGCCGCAGTTGTGTCATAGTAGTGCATACCATAGTTTCGTAGTGTCCTGTTCTCTACCAATTGACTAAACCATGAATTTAAAACCTTATTTGGGGTTCTAATGATGTCGGCAACTGAATCAGACCAAAAATCTTGTCTCTCTAAATCATCTCCCCATGAGGCATAGTTGTAATGGTTCTTCCAGTAGTCATTCTCAGTCTTACCGATTACTTCATCTAATCTTTTCTTCATTAAAATCTTCATCCCATCAGCTTCTACATATTGGTAAAGCTGTTCTTCATCATCACCTTCTTCTTGGCGATAAACAAAGTGCATGGTTAGCTCAACGATGGTCTCACCTAGAATTGGTGAATCTACATCTGACAATCCCATCGCCGCCATCTTCTCATTTTTTACAGTTAGGGCGTTCTTATTATCATTAGCTTTAACTAATCCCATCTCTGAAGCGTACCAAGTCTTTAACTCTTTAACTTTCTTCTGGTCATAGTCTTTATTCTTCTCTAAATCACTCAGTGGCTTAAAGATGTGCATATGAATTAAGAATCTTGAGGTGTCTATATCTACTGGGTTACAGTAACGAGAAACTAACATATCTTGAGGGTCTTGAATCTCAACTTTAATCATTCCATCTTCAATCTGCCATTGGTCAAAACTTCTACCAAATAAAAACACTTGTCTCTTATCCATTATGTCCTGAAGTTCCATGCTGTTTTCTTCAATAGTCCATTTCCAGTATTCGTTTTGGAAAACTTCGGCTGTTTTGTCATTGTCTAAGTTCTCAAAAAATAACACGGGCATGTCATCAACGTCTTTAAGTAGCGTTCTGACTGTCTGTTTCATTAAAGGGATATTGACTGATTGTCTCTGAGTTAAACGATTGATAGTAACTTTATCTCGGTATAGGGTGTAATTCTCTAACCAATCCTGCTGTCTACGTCTGCGGTAGTTATATCCAGATTCTTTATTGTTTAAGAGCATCTGTAACTCTGGACTGACTGGGGTAATTGCTTGAGTGTTCATATTATCTATCTTTACAAATAAAACTATTTATACACAACTACGCTGGGATTCCTTCAAAGTAATGCTTAACTCCTCCTGGGTCGTTATTCTGAGAAAATACCTTTGGTTTGTTTAATTTGAAATACATTCTCATTAACATCATATCACCAAAATCTGGTGATCTACCAAGTATTTCTTTAATATCATCTTTAGAAATCAGTTGTAGTGGTGATTCAATTGCTGTTTCTTTTTTGCGTAACAAAGCCATCAAATCCTCAATAATCATTTCTCTAGTCGTTTCATCTAAATTCTTATCAGTTATTGCAATTTTATGATTCATAATCATTTCAGCTAACATGAATCCGCATTGAGATCTAAGGTTTCTATAATTATCCTTTAATTCGTTGTATGGTGTTGTGTGATCTTTAATTTTCAATGCAGAACTATTACCAACAAACCCCTTAATCCCTCTATCAATATCTACAACTCCACCACCAACTCCATCGTCATCTGCAATAGCATGACTATATGGGATTCTTTCATTTTTTAATTCGTCTTTTAAATCTTGTGCTGTTTGGTCTATTCCCCTTCCTTGTTTCCATGAAACTTTATAAAGCTCATAGTTATTCCAATTCCCAAAAACAATCTTATCGCTTCCATACCTAGCAACATCAGCGGTTAGGTATTTGGGTATTGATGGTAATGTCAAACCAGTTTGTTTTGGTTTTTCTAATGTATTGGTAAATAGATCAGTAACAGCATCATAATTAACTAAGCTATTATCGTCTGACGTATACTCCCAAAGACCAAGTTTAAGTCTTGCTCTTAAAACCTTATCTTTAATCTGATCTAGCCTTATTCCAGCTTCTTTTGCTGTATATGGGTTATCACTATAAAGGGATTGAATAAAAGCATATCCATCTTCAAGGCTATTCTTTCTCCAGGGTTTATAAAATACACGATAAAGCCAGTTCTGTTCTGGATTACAAGTAAGCAATATTTTAGCTGGATTCAAATTATATTCATCGTTTCTCCATCTTCCAATACGAGTTTTTAAAACATCAAATGCTAAATAATGCACCTCTCCAGCTTCTTCAATCCAACCACCAGTATATTCAGTTGAACCAAATCTCTGAAACTGTGGATCGCTTGGAAGAAGTTTAAGATCTAGCAAATCTATTCTTGATCCATTAAAATATTCAATGTAATTATATTGACCATTAAGTTTCCAATCATTAGCAGATATATTATGGTGAGTATTAACTTTTCTAAAAGTTGCATAAGAAGAAGCCATTAACCTTTTTAGTTCATTTCTTCCTATAAACCACTTAGTCCCTGGGTACATATAGCAGTTAGTTAATAACCACTCTGCACCAAGCCAAGATTTACCACCCTCTGCACCTCCTCCAAAGCCCAAAAACCTTGTTTTCTTGTCTTTTAGGTACTGGTATGCCTGATGTTGTTTATTTGTCGGTTTTATTGTCGGTATCATCGTTTGGAGTTAAATAATTAAATCCTTTTATTGGTTCACCCTTAGTGGTGTGATCTAATTTCTTAATGATTCTAGCTTTTAGCTTATTGTATTCACCAATTGCTCCTAGTTTTACGTTGAAGTTAGCGTGTTGAGTTATTAAAAACCTGAGTTGTTTATCTACAAAACCATCGTTTAAATCTTGAGCTTCTAAATTATTGTTGATTTCTTCTAGAACACTAACCTTTTTTAACAACCTTGAAGCACTAGCGGCAGACGATTTATACCAACTGGGTTGGCTTTGATCTACGTTGTAAGCCTCAACATAGCAATTAACACCATTGCCAAAAAAGTCCCTATCCTTGGCGGTGTATAGTTCACAAAATTGTTTTTGTTTGAGGTTGAGATCTTCTGTCATAGATATACCAGTCCTTTCTTAGGGTTAGGTATATCCAATATAGCAGATTAAATTGTTTTATTACAAGTTATTGTTCTAATACTTCTTCTAAATCAAGTTCTACATTAATTCTATTCTTCTTATGTGAATTAAGATAAGTGCTTAACCATACTTGTATCATCATAGTTATAGATTCTTTCATTAATCGTTTTTGAAAATCACTCCCTGAAGTCCAAGTAATAACTATCTTATTCTTCATGCAACTACCCAATCAGTAGCTTCAAGATCATCCTCTGAAATTATCCAGGAATGAAACTTACCCTTAGTATAAATTGTTAAGATTCCATTCTTTAGAGTTACATAGTCATTAATGTTTTCCCAACTCTCTCGTCTGATTCCTTCTCCATCTAAATCTTCTTTTAGTGCGTTTGTTAATTGCATTAATCTTTCATAATTTTAATTACTAAAGTGATTAATAGTATGACTGACACTATTAAAACACCTAAGAGAAACCAATCTGCTGATCCCCATGCAACTACTGAACTTGTACCATCACAAATATTCATATAGGTTGTTGATCCTATATTAGAGACTTCTTTAAGACACATCTCTAGTGACTCTCCAAAAGTATATAAATTTATATTTTCTGTCATTTTACTGCCTCCGCTTCTTCCTTAATAACTTTAATTGAACCTTTAAGGTTCTTGACTGCATCTCTAATATCCTCTCTTTTTCCTTTTAATACTTCTAGCTTGTCTTTATCTTTACCTGCGTTCTTCATCCTGACTTCAATTGCTCGCAGTTCTAAGTTCATAATAACTAGCTTGATATTCTTTTCCTCAAAGATTTCCTTTAAGGCTCTCTCCTGTATCTCTTTAGATGTTGCTAACTTCATAATACTGTTCTCCTAGCACAAGTCCATGGACTGAACCCGCTTTTATTTAATATTGTTTCAGCGTAATCTATGTTGTTCTTCCAGTCTAGTAAGTAGGTTCTAAATTCAGCAGCAGTCATGCCATTGGCTCTAGCTCTATTCCAACCTTTACCACCTGTTCTAATTTGTAAAACTCCTATTGAGTCACCAACCATCTCATCGTGTTTAGCATCATAACTCATCAAGTCTTTATCCCCAATTCTGCTTGGATCTAGTTTACTCTCACACTCAGCTATCCAAATCATTTCTGGGGCATCATTCCCAAACACTTTTACAATATAGTCTATAATCTGTTGTTTCTCGGTTACTTCTTTAGGCTCTGGTACAATGACCTCTTGTATTTGGACTGGATTATCATCTGGTTCTGGCTCTCCAGGTTCAACGATATGAACG